CATTCCATAATACTTAGCATCAGTCTTTTCATAGCTAAAGTTATTAAATGTGTTATCAAAATTTATTTCTGCCGAATTTGAACTGATTGTTCCTACTGGCAATACTTCATGATCTTCATATAAAGTCTTATTAACAGACCATGACACTACATCTTCGCTAATATCAATCTCTAATCTAGGAGACATTTCAATAATCTCAACTGGAACATATCCAACATTTACAGATTCTACTAATACCTTTATACCGCTTATGGTCTGGGTATTTGTAGATATGCTTGGTGCAGTATGCTTGGTAGTACTCCAAGCTGTTGCACCACGATACAGGATAAGACCACCATTTGTTATTGGAGTCGTAGATGCATATGCTTCTACCCATGATCCAGCAACTCTTACAAAAATCTTATATGCCTGTGGAGTTGTGTGGAATGTCTCAAACTTAACAACGATCTTATTTACCTGTATGCTTCTGTCATATATTGCATAAATTGATTTGTTTACTGCAGTAGATGCTTGACCCTTACGGATATGAGCCCAGTATTTATACCCGTCGTCTTTTGATGCAAAGTAGTTTCTGGATGCGGCATTATGGTTATATGTTGTATTACCAGAGGTAGATCCAGCAATTGCTTTTACAACTCCGCCCACCTTTTGATTATTATGCACAGCATATTCGCTAGGCCTTACTAAACTAACTACTGATGTTAATGGGTACAGAGATTCGTAATATTTGTTGTATACCGTAGATGTCTCTAGAACTTTTAACTCAGACTTATCATTGTCCCACTCATATAGCTTTACGTCATCAATACCCATCTCTTGGATTCCTGCCGTAGCATTATAGTTCCATTCAAGCCACACCTTCTGGGATGGCTCTATATTATGAGACGTGTCAATCTTGGTCTTAATAGCTGGGAAATTTAACATTAAACCTCCTCTAGCGATATGTTCATATTCATGCGTATGTATGGTGTAGTCGCACTTGGATTACGCTTGACTATATCAAACCTGACTTGCTCCCCACCCGCCATCGACAGTATATGTAGATGTATTTGGGACATCTTCCCAAGAAATGTTAAATGTGTGCTTTTGGGCTATTACGTTTTTACGCATAGTTCCGTTAGCAGTTCTTTGTGATGTTGATATCTCATCTATGTTGATGCCCAGAGGCCTGCGGTTATGATCAGTTATCTTAGTATATGTAGTTGCTCCAACTCCCTTTACATAAATAAGGGAATCTTTAAGTCCGTTTACTACCCAGGTCATACGCTTAGCCTCCTATCGTCAGTGGTTCTCTTGATGGCTGCACCAAGGTCCTTCTTAATTCTAGCAATAATTTCTTCTGGTGAACAGCCTGGATCTGTAATATTTATATTATTAATATTAACACGAACATCACCCTCATTATATGAACCAGCATTACGCATAGTCTCAAATGCTCGTGGATCTAATGTTCTATTGTTTATCTTTTCCATATTTGCTACGCCGTACTTCGATACTGCTCTAGCATTCATCATAAACTCATTATTTGATGCAGAAATATTAATGCTATCTGAAACGCTATTTCCTGGACCAGTTATAAATCCGCCACCATAATATCCACGAACCTTACCGCCCATCCACTTCTTATCATTTCTAATAAGGTCATTTTTGTCTTTATCATATCTATACTTTTCACCAAATAAGGTTACTATTTCATTTTCAACAAAAGACTCTCCACGTCCAGCAAGATATGAGAGTAGCTTTCGTTTCTGGTCTCCACTAAGTGCTGTTGCAACACCGTCTTTTCCTTCAGCACTTGTAATTCCAGCTGCTGCCGCCGCCACTGTAATATCTCTTGGGCTCTTTGATGTACCAGGACCATCGGTCAATCCTCCGACATTAGCCAGATCTGCTTCTAACTGCTTAAATGATGCTTTTAATGTTGCCATTGCTTTTTGCAAAGCGTCTCCAGAAAGAGCACCCTTGAATTTAGACTCAAAGTTTCTAAATGCTTCGCTCTCCACAAACTCTTTAAATGATACTGTTACCTTACCATCCTTTTGGAATCCTCCAAGAACAGTCTGTATAGCATCATTAATATTCTTTTCTAGATCTTTAGCTTTGTTGGCTACATTAGCTACAGACCCAGCAGCAGCGTTATCTAATGCTTTTAGCTTATCTTGAAGTGCTTTTTTCTTGTCGTCTCTAGCAATTTCTTTTTCAGTCTCTGCTTTTTCTTTTAAGAATCTAGCGGACTCTGCTTGCATTTCTAGCTGTGCTCTTAAAGCACCTTCCATATCTCCAGAACTTAATGCTCCTAGATAATCTAACGCTAAGCTTCTACGCTTTTCTTCGTACTTAAGTTGAAGCTCCTTGATCTTATTAATATTCTTTTCTTTACGCTCAATTTCTTCAAGCGCATCGATCTGTGCTTGAATTGCTTTCTTCTGAGCATCTTTATTTGGTCCTGCTGCTCCACCAGCAAACATTCCCTGTAGCGATGCTTGCAAGTCTGACTTCGCTTTGTCTAATGCTTGATTTGCTTGATACAACTCAAAGTAGGCACGAATTCTCATTCCATCAAAATTCTTAACTGCTTCTAGGCTAGGAATAATTCCCTCAATACGCATCTTAAGTGCTAGCATTTGAGCTTCTGAATCAACACCATTTTTCTTTAAACCTTCAAGAACCGTTTTGTCTGTCCTTGTTAATCCCTCAATTGATCCAGCTACTCCATCAACTACTTCCTGAGTAATAAGACCAGAACCAGCAACTTCTTTCATTGCTTCTGCAAATGTTGCAGCATCTGAGTTAGCCATTGCATTATTTATAGCTTCAATGGCTTGCTTTGTAGCAGTTCCAAAATATACATTGTCTCTTTGTGCTGCATTTAATTTTTGATAAGCTGTTGTTAAATCTGTTATGTATTTAGCTGCTTCAGGACCAAAGCCACTAGCATCCTCTCCATACATAGCCATTCTTTGAGCTATTCCCTGGTCGACACCGAACTGTCCTGCTTGACCCAATAATGCTGAGAATTCAGTTCCAACAACTGATCCAGCACTACCCTTAATTCTTTCTAAGTTTCTCTTTAATGCTCCAGTTTGAGTTACTCCAGACTCTCCTGCAAGAAGCATCTTTAGATCTGTAGCGAATCCTTCTTTGCCTGCAGCTTTAAGAATAGCAGCCATCATTTGCTTAGCAGTCTCTTCAGATACTCCTGCAGCAATATAACTTAGATACTGGCTTAAGAACTCATCTTGAACTTCCTTAAAACTGTCCGCACCCTTTGTCTTTTCACGCAAGGCACCTGTAGATGTAGAAGTTGCTGCTTCTAATGCAGCTTGGGCTAGTATCTCTAATGCGCTTGCCGCTTCTTCAGATTTACCAGTTACTTGTGTTAACTGTATATCTCCAATTGTCTTTAAGCTTAATCCAGCAGCTTTTGCATACTCTTTATCTATCTGGTATTGTCTAATACTTAATGCTTGTATATCTGCCAACTTCTTAAAATAATCTATAGTCATCTTAATTGCAGGAACTAAAGCACCCAATGCTGCTCCTACTGCTGCACCTGGAGCACCAAACATCATACCCATCGATGCACCCATCATTGCTCCGCCTGCAATATTTCCAACCCCACCAGTTTGTGGAACCATAGATGTAGCCATTCCTAAGCCCATCATAGCCATAGAAGAACCTAGTCCAGCCCTTCCAGTAAACATTCCACGCATACCATTCTTTGCTCTTCCAAGAAGTCCTACCTTAGCTGCTGGGCTATCCGCTGCTAATGTTGATATGCCAGCGTTCTCTATATTAATAATTTCTTGAATCTCTTTAACTTTTTCCTGCTCTAGTTGAGACTTCTTAGCTTTAAGCTCTGCTATCTTAGCCTTTATTTGTGGATTTTTTACTGCATCTTCAGACAAGACCTTGCCAGATTCTGTTATTACCTGAACAACTCCATCTACCATTCTTACCGTGGCAGTTCCTAAACTCTTAGTTCCAGTCTTAACCTTAATCTCTTCTGCATTCATTACTGCATCTATCTGTGCAGAAGCCTGTGCAATTGCTAATGAAAGTCTTCCAGTTCTTTCTACTGTTGTTGCCGCTGCATTCTTTAGTATGCCACCCTGCATAGCAGCAACCTCTCTCTTTGTTGCTTCAATAACTGCAGAGTCAGCACCGCCATCTTCAAATGCTCTTAGTATGCTTGCGTTTGTTGTGGATATAACATCATCATAGCTAGTTCCTATTCTTTCTCTAGCCAACTGTGCCGCTGCTCTTGCTGCAGCTGCTGGATCTTGTGTAGCAGCAAATTCTTTTGTCCAAGCATCTTTCATTTGGTTTGCAAACTTTTCGCCCTCTACTGCGCTTACCTTGTATGCATCATTAATAGCTGTCATATTTGCAACATGTGTTGCTTGAATCTTTGCATACTCTTCGCTGGTTTGGAAAACCTGTTCTATACCAACATTGTATCTTTCTGGATCTCTCATAGCAGCAGCCATAATTTTTTGAGCTTCTTTGTTTGTTCCGCCTGCGGCAATATCTGAAAGCATGCCTCTCTTTTGCTCAAATGTTGTGCCTGGAGCAACTATAGTGTTTGGCATACTCTCTGCAAAAGCTCCTTGGATTTGTGCAGCAATACTATCTGCTGGTACCGCAATAACTGGAGCGTTTAATGCTTCTAGTGGGTTATTAATATTTCCTACGCCAGCTGTCTTTCTTCCGCCAGAAACTCCAGATACCTTTACCAATTCTTCGTCTGTTAGCCCAACATCCCCCATGATTGCTCTACGTCTTGCTCTATTAAGCAAGTGTGATCTTTCAATTCCCGTAGGTCTTACTCCGCTGCCTGTTCCAAACTCTGGTGAAGGCATAAATCTAGATCCTGCAAAGCCAGGTGCTGCTTCTGCTCCTGCTGCATAAGTATTTTGTAGTTCTACTAACTCTCTCATTCTTGAGATAAGATTTTGTATTTGCATTGCTGCTGCTTTTGCAGCATCTGCTTCGCTATACATAGCATTAGCAGCCTTATCTCCAGATAGCTTTACCGCCATCATCTGTTCATCTAGTAATTCAAATTTCTTAGTACTTGTAAATAGTCTTCCCAAGAATCCAATAGACTTTACTACGTATCCAATAAAGTTAAGGAATACACCAGAAAGCATGATTAGTGGTCCAGCTAGTCCAACGATGGCACCTATAATTGTAAGAACTGTCTTTGCGCCGTCTGGTAGATTATTGAATCCGTCCATAAGCTTGTTTACTACACCAATAACCTTTGAGAATATTCCAAGGAATCCTTCTCCAGCCAATGCTAGGTTTGCCTTAAGTGTTTCCATCTGTCTAGCAAACTTACCTGATGCAGACTCTGTTAATGTTGTTAATTCTCGCTCAGCAATTGCTGCTAGGTCTGCTGTTGATGCCCCCATCAATTCCATAACCTGTAAGGTCTGGCTTCCACTTCTGCCCAAGTTATCAAACAATGCTGACATACGAGCAAACTGGAACTTACCGAATAGCTGCTCAATTGCTTGTGCTCTAGCTAGTGGGTTAAGTGTATTTAGAGCATCCTTTAATGCAGATACTGTTCCTACAAGATCTCCAGCATTTGAGTTAACTATGCTCAAGATATCCACACCAAAATTACTCATAACATCAACAGTTTTTTCTGTTGGGTTAATTATAGAAGCAAGACCAGACTTTAGTGCGTTAGCTGATTCTGCTGCGTTAATACCACCCTCACGCATAGCGGTAAGGAATAGTGCTAGATCTTGTACGTCTCCACCGAGCTGTCTGACAACAGGACCTGCTTTAGGGATTGCTACTACAAGGTCGTTGAGAGATGTAGAAGTTTGGTTTTCAACTGCGTTAAGGAAGTTAATTGATTCTGCTAGCTCTTTAGTATTTAAATTAAATGCGCTTTGTAGAGATAGAGTTGCTGACATAGCCTCTTGTCTATCTACTTCACCAAGGATCGCAAGACGTGTAGTTTCTGCTACAGACTCTAACAACTCATTTCCTGTTTTACCAGTCGCTGCAATATCAGCAGCCAATCCTATAGTTTCATTTGCTGCAGCACCTAGAGATGATGCTAACTCTTTAGCTAAACTAGCTGTCTGAGTTTTTATTCTTTCAATCTCTGTTGTGGTTGCCCCACCTATATCTCCATAAACCTTAGCCAAACGTGTGAGTTGCTTGTCTGTTTCACGGAATGCATTTGCTGCTGTTGATGCAAAAATTGTTAGGGGAACTGTTAAACCAACTGTTAACTGACGGCCAGCCCACTGGGTGTTTTTACCTAAGTTAATAAGCTCTGTAGAGACACCTTGAATGGATCTTCCAATAATTTTGAACTGCTCTGCACGTAGAGCCTTCATTGTTGATGGGTCAAGTCTATCTAGACCTGTGGGTGTTGACAAAATGTTTCTAGCTTCACCCTGTGGACCAACCGTCGTTGTTAATATAGATCTCTGCAATTTGACCTGCTCTTCAGCAAGTCTTCTGATCATTCCTCTTTGGCCCCGAACTTGTGTATTAAATTCTCGGAAATAATCTTTTAGCTTCAATCTACCTTGGTCTAAGTGCCGACCAAATTCTCTTGTTTCATTTGTTACGTCTACGAATGACGAAGACCATAAACGGGTATTACGCATACCCTCAATAAACTGTGAATTTAAGTTGTTTAAAGAGGCATATGAAGCAGACCCAAGCCCATTAAGCTGTGTTTGAAGCGTAGCAATTTCTGCGTTTGCACGACGAACTTCCCCGATTAAATCGGAAAAGTTGGCATTCGCATTAAAGCTAATTACAACTTGTTGGGCCATATGCTAATTATCCCAGATTTTCGATCCTATTACGCCCTAGCGTCCCACTCTTCGTACATTAAACCTTGGCCTACACCAAAGCCTTCTTGTCTTGCAAGTGATCCCTTAAGGTTAGCCACATCGTTTGTAGCAGGATCGTCTCCCAGTGCTTCCCTCCTAATATCTTCAAATGTTTTAGCACCTGAAGAATTTCCTTCATCCAAGTCCACCCCTTGTAGGGCAGCAAGGAACTTCTTGTCCTCGTACTCTTTCTTATTCGCCTCTTCTAGAGTATGAATAAGTTCAACGAGAGAAATACTCTCTTCTAATTCCTCGTAGTTTTTCCAAATACCAAGAAGGAAAGCTTGTTTTTCTAAGGCAGCGAGATCAAGATTCTCCCACGTTGTGGAAGACTTGGTTTTATTTGTTAGTTGGTTCCACTCATCTTGGCCGCTGCCGCTATTAAATTTGGGTCGCCTAGCTTAATACCTCCGCAGACCTCCATAATTTTCCAAATAGTCGGAACGTCCAGAGCTTCCTCTAGAGCCTCTTTATTATCGGCTAGTTCTGGCAAGCTTTTCTTCAAAGCGATTGCACAAGCCTCGATAAAAATATCAATTGCTTCTTCTTCATCTTTTACTGTATCTAATTTTGTAACGACCTTCATAAATTCCTTTAGTCGTTTAATTGGCAGCGGTTTTAATGTTACCTTTCTGCCGTCCTGTAGTTCTACTTCTACAATATCGTATAGCTGGGTAGCCAAAGTGACCTCCTAAATAGTCTTAATAATTATAGCAACAATAATATAAAAAGACAAGACCCCCGCCATTTCTGGAGGGGGTCTAGCCAATTTTGGTTAAATTTAGCCGATCAAGCGATCAACGATTCTTCCGTATGTGTCTGAGTAGCGTGGGTCACCCAAGAGACGGAATGTCACTGGGAAAACTGTAGCTTCGTTACGACGCAATGAGTGTGTTGAAGATTCAACAGAAAGAACACGACGAGCATAGTAAATACGCTCACGGTCTCCACCTGTGGCGGTTGTTGGTGCGTTTCCAACTGCAATGAATTGACGCTCTGTTGGCTCTTCGTTAAGAGCACCTACTGAGAGATCAAGACGGGAGTCAGCTACGCTGTCATAAGACTTAAGATTTGATTCTTTTTCACCAAAGACCACCATAAGGTTACGAAGTGTACCTTCTGTAAGAGTTGTACGAAGCATAACACGCTGTGAAGACTTGAAGAGCTTCGCAACGTCGAGCTGCTGGTCAACTTCTACTTCACCGTATGTTGGTTCATACATAACTTCAAGACCTTCGGATGTGAATCCGACGTCCTTCCACTTTGTTGAGTCCAAAACCTTACCTGATCCAAGATTTGCGTCTGAGACGTATGAACCTGTTGGTTGTGGGCTAACAGCGAATGGATCTAGACCATCCTGATATGAGTCAGACCAGTCTGGTGATGTTGAGTCATAATACTTGAACTGGGGTTATTACGCAAATCTTCCTTCCGTATTTAAATTCCTTGTGTAGGCGTAGACTATTGATATGTCTGCCTCCAGGCGTCCCGCCAACTCGTCGGCTGGATCTGGAGAGTTTGCCTCTGTCAGGGAAAAGTATTTGTACCTAAATGGGCTGGTCGGATTTACCGTCTTTACGTAGGCATTGACCGTAGCCGCTGATTCATCAAATCTTCTAAATAGGTCTAACATGATATTCATGATTTCTACAACCTTGTCAAAATCTGGAGCATATATCTTGAATGTTAATCTTTCTTTACATATTACCCATTCTACATCGTAGGACATTGTGTCAAAGTCATATACTAGGTATGGAGCATTTGGATTTGATATTAAATTCTTTGTTTCGTCTTCTTGTGTTGGGAATATAGGCATTAATCTTTGCCCTCCAACTACTGGATAATCTGTGTCTACTAAAGCCCCGTTATCTTTTAGCTCTTTCCATAAAATACCAATTACATCTGATATTGCTGTTTTAGTATAATCAGCCATTTGCTACCTCGTCCGCATATTGATACGCTCTAGTTACTTGTCTTATGTGCTTAGATACATTTGATTCTGCTATACGCTTAAATGATCCAGTTGATACTCTACCAGATACTGCCGCTGGCATTTCTCTTCCCGCCATGGCTTGCGCTGCTTCTATTCTAGCAATAATTCCAGACTCTTGTATATCCACAAGGAGTCTTGAGCTTGCTAAAAATCTATTCATTGTTTTTCTGTATGACCCTTTTACTTCTTTTCCACCAGGAGTCTTTACTGTTACGATCCAGCCTTATATGTTCCATCAATTTTCCACAATCTTCCTAGAGGCTTCCCAGTTTGATTCCACTCATACACATGGTGTAAAGCCTTTGGGCTAAGTCTAGCTTCTGAGTCTATAAACTTTCCAAGAGATACCTTGGCAATAGTTGTTATGGCTTGACCGATTTCTTTATCTATATCAAATGAGCGTGTGGCTGTTGCTACACCCTCGACATATGCCCCAACATTTCTCATGGCATCTAAAGCATTTGAATCTATTTTAAGAGAAGGCACCTTGTATGTCGCTCCTCTGTAATGTATTTTCGTATTCTAGTATCTGTCCAAAGCCGTCAAGTATCGGAGTAGATCCTACGATATTAAATATTGTAGGTGGGCTATTAAGAACTTCTGCTTCTTCCCACAGAACATTACCCTGCAAATCTTTTATGTTGCTTATCTTAGCGTTTCTAGGAAGCTTATCAAGAGTCATGACCTTGATAATTTCTTCAATTAAGTATCTGGCGTCAACTGTTCTGTCGTTTGATGGTGTTCTTACACCAGAAGATATAATTGATTTAGCTAGGCATGGAACGGTTTCTGCGTAGATCCATTCTCTTTTTACCTGCCCAGTTGCCAAATATTATCTTTACCAAAATAGTCTTTCATCAACATGATCATTGCCTGTTGAACTTTTTCTGGCACAAACTTCCATCCGAATACACCAGTAATATCGTATCTATATCCGTTATAGAAATTACCACGAAGCGGATAAACAATATCCAGCTTGCCACCCTCATTGATGTCATCTCCAAGGGAAACGATTCTCAGCGAATGATTTGTATCTGTAATTTCTACTGGGAAATTAAAGCTATTTGTATTTGCTACGGTGTCAATTACTGTCTTACCATTTTCTTTAATTGCTGTGTAGGAAATAATTCTTTCCCCTAAATAAAGAACGTCGGCATCCTGCCCATAGGCTGTTATTGTCTTGGCATACTTGCCAAACTTCACGCCTGTATAGTTTTCTACCATAAAGCGAGCAAACTTCTCGGCTTGCTGCATCTCATGAAAATGAATGTAGTTTTGATCCCCTTCTTCACGCCCAGCATGAAGTCTGGTATAAGCCTCAGAAATGGAGAGATATGGAGTTACAACAGAGTAATAATTCGTAGCAGTCATTGGGTTGCCGTCAATTGCGTAACTCCAAACAGCCTTGAGGCTCTTGTCTGTCATTACATAATTGTCTAGAACCCTAAAAGAATAGTGTCCTTCATCATTTATTTCAGGGTTTGCGAATCCACTGATGATTAAAACATCTGTGTCCCCGTCATAAATTGATACTGTCGGATTAGAATCCGCTAATCTTAATTCATCCTCTTCATATACATCAAGGTATATGTCTTGGGTGAGACCTGTGTATAACTC